CTCGGCCTGCACCGCCTGCAGCCCGGTGATCGCCTCCTGGCGTTCCAGCTTCACGACGGTCTTGATCTCGCCCGGTGCGCCCAGCAGGGTGTTGACGTAGTCGCGTGCCTTCTCTTTGCTGCCGAGTGTGGCCGTCGCCAGCTGCATCATCTTCGCGCGGAGCTGGTCCGACTTGCTGGTCATCGACCCCAGCGACTCGCCCGCCGCAAGGCCTGCGGCGATCATCTCGTCGTGAGCCTTCGCTGCGGTTGACATGGCCTGGCCGTTCTTGCGGCCCGCCTCAGTGCTGATGTCGAGGCTGTTGCCGTTCTCCTTGAATGCGGCGCTCAGGTCATCGATGGCCTGCTCGAAAGCGATCTGCGAGTCGTAGGCCGACCGGTTCACGTCGTTCAAGGCGAGGATGCTCGCCCGCAAGCCGTCTGCGCTGGCCTTCTGTGCGTCCAACTGGGCCTTGGTCGCCATGGCCTGCTGCCCGAACAGGCCCATCCCCTGCGCGGCCAGCTGCTGCTCAGCTTTGAGGGAGGCGACCGATGCCCGGTACTCGGGGAACAGGGCGTTGATCTCCTTGGTGGAGAAGCCCGCTTCCCGTAGAGAGTCGCGCATGACGTTGAAGTCTTGCGCGGCCTGTGTGGCGTAGCCGGACGACACCATCCCGGCCATGGCCTGGTCGAGGCTGTTGAAGTCGTCCTTCAGGGCGCCGAGGGACTCGGACCCCTTCGCCATGTCGTTGATCTTGCCGGAGATCCAGTCGGCGACATCGTCCAGCACCGGAATGCGGAATCCGAACGCCGTGTTGCTCGCCTTTTCCGCCTCGACGTGCAGCTTCTTGACCTTCTCCACCAGGCCGTCAAGGTCACCGAACGTCTTCTGCAGCTCGCCGGAGAACTTCCCCGTCGTGGCCAGGTTCTTCAAGCTGGTCGCCAGCCGGTCCACGTCCGGCGGCGCCCCGCGCGCCTTATCCGCCAGCGTGTCGATGGCGATCGCCCCGATCGCCAGCACGCCCAGGCCGATGGCTGCCTTCTGCACCGCTGTCATGCTGGCCGCAGTCGTCCGCAATGTCGGACCCACGCCGGCGGCGCGCATCACCGCGAAGTAGGCGGCGAGCCGGGCCACGGCCCCCGACGCGGCGACCGTGTTAACAGCCGCCACCCCAACGGCAACCAGCTTCAGCGCCGCGTACATCTGAAGCATCGTGGACAGTGCGCTGGGCGGGATCGCGTTCGCCATCTCAGCCAGCGCGTTGGCCACCGTGAGCATGGTGATGCCGAGATCGCCGCCTGCCGCAGTCAGGTTCAGCGCCAGCTCGGCAAGGTTGGCGAGCAGGTCTCCGAGGATCGGGCCCGCCTCTCTCGCCGTATCGGCGAAGTCGTCGAAGCCGCCGCCGACAGCGAAGCTTGCGACGGCCCTGGATAGGTCGAGGATGCCGTCGAGGATGAACCGGAGCGATCCCTGGGAGAACTCGGTGAAGTCGGCCATCATGCGGTCGAAGCCCGGCGACGCGACTTCGCCAGCGACGAGCGTGAGGAAGCGGTCCAGCTCGGCCGACGTGCCCTTCACCAGGCCGGTGGTCTTCGGCAGCATGGCCTGGAACAGTTGGAATGAGTGGGTGAACACCGGCATGGTGTCGGCGGCCAGGGAGTCCGACCACTCCTTGTACTCGTCCGTCAGGGCGGACCAGGCTGCCGCGGCCTCGCGGGTGGCCTTCGGCATGCCGGCCATCGCTCGCTGATACTCCAGCTGCGCTTTGGCCGCTTCCTTGGATCCCCGGCCACTCTGGGCGACGGCATCCTGGTACTTGCCCTGGGCTTCGGCTGCCTTCTTGATGTCCGCGACCTGCTTGCCCGCAGCGAGTCCGAACGCTGCCACGCCCGCGCCAGCTGAGGCGAGTCCGGCCGCCGCGACTCCGGCCACGGGTCCCACAGCACCGAGCGCGCCGACGAGACCGCTGATGGCTGAGAGGGCCTTGTCGGTTTTGGCTTCGACCTCTACGTGCCCGGAGGCGATCAGGAAGGACATTGCTGGTTACACCTCCACGCGTTCGATGAGGCCGGGGACGACGAGGTTGAGCGCCTCGGGGGTGACGTCGTCTGGCTGGTCGGTGGGCGTGGCAGGTGCGGCTGCCTGTGCGGGTTTGTTGAGGCTGGCGACGACGGCGGTCATGGCCCCGTCGTAGGCGGGCAGTCGGGCGGCAAGCGACAGGAAGCGCTTCGCGTCTAGCCGCGGGGCGGCTTCCAAGTCGATGCCGTAGACAGCGAGGAAGTCAGCGTCGACGTCCTCGCGGTACTCGCCGATCCAGGCAACATCGACTAGCTGCCCGGTGAAGCGTCCGAGGCTTTTCCCGCCCCGTCCTCGCCGCGGCTGGCGCGCCTGTCCTGGTCGAAGAACAGATTGGTGATGGCCTTGACCGCTTGGTCGAACTGGTCCTGGGTGATGTCCTCCGCCTCGTAGTGAGCGAGGAGTCGCTGGTACTGGTCGGCGCCCAGCACCATCTCGGCCACGTACATGGAGCCGAAGAGCGGGCCGTCGCGGCGCATCTTGTCGATGCCGAGGTACACGATCCTGGGGCTGATCAGCTTGGGGACCGTGAAGGGCTGGTCGTCGATGTAGAACAGCGGCTCGCGGGCCTCCTCGACGGGCGGCGACGAGGTGGTCGACAGGCGCAGCACGCCGTCGTCTTCGGCCGGTGCGGGCACCGGAGCGGTGCGGGTCTTGGGCGCTCGGGCGGTCACAGTCGGCTCCTAGCTGGTGGCGTCGATGAGCTTGAAGGGGGCGATGGAGGCGGAGACGTAGAAGCCCTGCCACTTGACGGTGAAGAGGGTCTGTCCGTCCTTCTTGTAGGTGGACTCGACCTTGTCGTTGGACAGGCACTTGCGGATGATGAAGCGGCGCCGCACCTGGTTGGGGGCGTAGCCGTCGAGGATGACGGCCCGGTAGGTGGGCTGCGTGGCGGAGCTCGCGTAGATCGGCTCGAAGCTCTTGTAGCCCGCCCCGGACGCGGCGGTGCCGTCGTTGAGGAGGTACTTGAGGTTTTCCAGCGTCGGCTCGGCGAGGTTCGTCTCGATGGTGAACATGCGCTTCGTCAGGCGGGCGCCGGGTTCGTCGACGATCTGATCCACTTCGAGAGGCGTGTACGTCTGGTCAATCGAGAGCTTGACGCCGTCCTGCGTGCCGCCAAGATCGAACCACGACGAGGCGGCCGGGGTCGTGTTGACGGCCGTGTCCAGCGGTTCGGTGGCACCGAAGCTCGCGATGTACAGGTCCGCCGGACCCATGATCAGGTTGGTCGTGGTGACCGACATGGTCTACTCCTTGCTGCTCTTCACGGCGGCGGGGGTCTTGGCCGGTGCGGCGGCAGGAGCGGGGGCACGCTGAGTGTCGGCGGCAGTCTCGTCGTTCTCGACGAGGAGGCCCTGCCGCTTCAGGTCGGTGTACTCGGTGTCGGAGACGTCGAGGTCGACGTCGGGCTGCATCGTGGTGCGGACGGTCGGCACGGGCGCTCCTAGAGGGTGATCCAGTGCAGGGCGAGATCTGCCTGATAGCGGGCGTAGGAGGAGTCGTCGCTGGGCACGCGCCGTGGCTCCGACATCAGATGGGCGGTCAGGACGCGTGCCTGCGGATAGCCGGCGCGCAGGGTGAGGACACGCTGCAGCCCGGCCTGGTCGTAGGTGGCGGCCACGACGAGCTCCATGAGGGACGCGGCCTTGCCCCATGGAGGTTTGCCGGAGTTGAGGTTCACGGCGTAGGCGTCGACCTGGACGACCGGCTCACGCAGCGGGTGGTACAGCTGCGGGCTGCCGCCGACCGCGCCGACGACATGCAGGAAGCCGTTCTCCACCCATGCATCTGGGTTCGTCGGCAGGGTGGTCGCCACCTGCCCCGCCTCGACGCCATCCGCACTGGACAGCCATGCGACGGCGACGAGCTCCGTGTTTGCCTTGGGGGTGACCGCCATCAGAGACTCCCCCGCCGCTTGTACAACGCCGGCCGAATGAACGGCTGGGCTGGGGTGCCGGGGTGCCAGACCCGGTTCACGGGGTGCCTGGCGCCTGGCCAGTACAGCGCCTTGGCATTCACGGGCCGGATCTCGTGCGGTCCGGAGCCGAACTCGACGGTCGACCAGTACGGCACATTGCGGACCCCGACGCGCAGCTGGCCGCGGTTCACCTCGTGGTAGAGGGATCCGCGCAGTCGGCCGGTTCGCACCGGGGCCATGCGCTCCATGTCGTTCTGGATTTCGCGGCCGAGCTTGTGGAGGTAGCGGGTGATGGCGTTGCGGACCCAGCCCTGCCAACCATGGTTGACCTTGACTTCGAAGTTCGCGCTGAGCATCGCCCTCACCTCCTCTACGGCTGGCGGGTCTCGTTGCCCTGCTGGCTGGCCGTTTACGGGCCGTGGACGCCTGCGGGGCGGTTGTTATGTCGGAGCCGTCAGGCGGCTCGTCCTGTGCGTTTCAGGTCGGCGCGCAGGGGCTGCGCGAGGACCGGATTGGCGTTGCGGGTGACGGAGACGACGATGTAGATCTCGCTGGTCTGCTCGTCCTTGATCCGCTTGGTCTCGTCGACTTCCGTACCGGGGGGTAGGCGGCAGATGTGGGTGCGGATGATGCGGGGCGTGCCGGTGGACGGCTCCATCGCGGTGCGCGTCGACTCGATCAGTGACGCCGGCACCCCGGAGGCCAGCACCGTGGTGCCGTCGGTTTCGTCGCCGAAGGCGTCAGTGCTGGTGCCGCCGAGGATGCTGACGGTAGTGGTGGCCAGGTTCACCGGTCACCACCCACCGGCGTCCAGTTGAACTGTTCGTCGCTGGCATCGGAGAGCGGGTCGGCGTAGCCGCTCGGCCCGTCGACGAACGGGCCCCGCACGTGGATGGTGCGGGACCGCATCCAGGAGCAGCGCTGCAGCGCCTGCTTCGCCTCCGGGCCCAGCAGCATCGCCTTATCGGTGAGGCTGGCGACGACACCGTCCTGCTGTACCTGGTTGGCGTCCAGGCGGGTGTGCAGGTCGTACTGGCCTTTCAGCCACGCCGCCTGGTAGGCGACGGCCTTGCGCAGCCAGTACAGGTCACGGGTGCGGATCCGTGCCGTGTCGTCGAAGATCCGGTTGGAGAGCATCTCGATCGACGACTGGGCCTGCAGCAGCTGGCCATCGGTCACCGTGGTGCCGGTGATGTCGATGACCTGCTGCGGGGTGGCCCAGGCGTCGACCATGTCAGCCCTCGCTCTTGCTGCTGCTGGTGTCCTTGCCGTTGGCCTCGATGACGTCGCGCGGCGTGGTGGTGTCCTCCGGCTGGTGGTCCACCGAGGACGGCACCGTCTCTACCGAGTAGGTGAGGACGAGCGAGACGCCGTCGGGGTGCTCCTCCTGGCCGTCGAAGCTCACGTCGCCGCGCGGGTGCAGGCCGCGCTGGATCGCCTCGTTCACGACGGCGGCGCGGTTCGCCTCGTGCTGGTAGTCCTCGCCCGTCCACCGCGCGGCCGGGACGACGAACTCCTTGACGTGCCGGGTGCCTTCGGCACCGTCGGCGGATCGCTCATCGACCTCAACCTCGGGTGCGCCGGCTTTCGCGGGGAACTGCCGCTGCCGGAGCTGCTCGCGGTCCTCGCTCTTCGGGGCCTGCGTCTCGGTGCTGGTCTTGCTGCTGCTGGTCTTCCTGGTTGCCACGGCTCACCTCCCTTCTGTGGGCCGTACCGCCCGGAGCCGGCGGGCGGTACGGCGTTTGGGGGTGATCAGCCGACGAGGATGGAGGCGCCGTTGGGGTGGCCGTAGGCCCAGCCGCGGCGGGCGCGCATCTTGAGGATCGACTCGTCGGTGAGGGCGGACAGCCCGTCGCGGCCGTCGATGAACACGCTCTCGGGGCCGGAGCGGACGCCGAGGAGCATGAGTTCAGGGTTGACGAACGCCATGATCGGCCGACCGGTGGGGGTGGGCGTGGCGGTGGCGGAGATCTTCGCGCCGAGGCTCCAGCGGACCGGGACACCGAAGATGGTGTCAGGGGTACCGGACAGGCCCTCCATGAAGATCGGGCGGTTCTGACCGTCGAGGACTCCGCGGAGGCTCTTGCGGAACGCGGGGTGGGCGATGGCGACCATGTTGCCGGGGTCGAAGTAGTCGCCAGACTCGACGGAGCCGATCGCGGTGGAGAACTCCGCGTAGGTCGGCACGCCGGGAGCCGCGGCGGTGGTGATGTTGGTGCCGCCGGTGTAGCTGAGGGTGGCGTCCGTGGTGTTGAGCAGCTGGTACAGCGACGTGAACGGCACGGTGGTGCCGTTGGCTGCGGCCGACACCGCGAGCGACGCGTTGTCGATCATCTTGGCGTAGGACTTGCCCCAGCCGACCATCTTCGCGTCGATGACGTTCGCCACCGAGTCGTTGATGTCCTCCTCGGCGATGCGCGCGGCCTTGCCGAACTTGACCGCGGTCAGGAGGACTTCGTCGTTGAGACTGGTGTCCTCGCCGTAGGCGCCGCCCTTGGCGACCACGTCCACGCCCATGCCGGCGGTGCGCGGCACGTGCTTGGTGTCGGAGCCCATGGGGATGCGGGCGGCGAGCGCCTCGACGGCGGAGATCTGGTTGATGGACTGGATGACCCGGGATGTCTCGTACTCTTCCGGGATCCATGCCTCAAGGGTGTTGCGCGCCATGCTGGCCCTCCTGCGGGCGGCGTGATGGGGGTAAGCGGTTGAGGCTCGGGCCCCATCACGGGCGCCTTCGCAAGCAAGGGCGGTGGCTCGCTCCGATCACCGGAGTAATTCACCTGATGCTGAATATACCTCGTGTGGTCAAGCTCTGCCCAGAAGTCGCGCCGCGTGCAGCTCGGCCGTCGACTTGGGCTTCTCCGGTGCCGGCTGCCGCGGTGCACCCGTCGGCCGCACCTTCGTCTTCCGCACCGGTGCGGCGAACAGGTCGGGCAGGTCACGCGTCAGTTCGGCGACCGCCGCCTCCAGCCCCGACACCGACCCGTCCTCGTCGACGTCCAAGCTGTCGAAGTCCACGAGTTTCATCAGGCGCGTCATCCGAGACGAGGCCTTCTTCTGCGCCTCCTCGGACTTGGGGTCCTTCTCGTCCTCCAGGAACCCGAGCGCTCCGGCTTCGACGAGTGCACCCCGGACCGCGGTGCGCACGAGGGGGGTGCGGTAGCGCTTCTCCCCCTCTTCGCGCGCTTCCCGGAGGGCCTTCTCGTGCTCGGTCTCGTCGCCGCGGGCCTTCTCCTCCAGCTCCTTGTTGCGGAGCCGGTGGCGCTTCGCGTCGTCGTTGGCCTTCTTCAAAGCGGCCTGGGTGCGCGCCCACTCGTCCCGGGACGGGGGCTTGTAGTCGTCGTCGCCCGGCTTCGGCTCGGCCTCCTTCGCGGGCGGCTTCGGCTTCGGCTCTTCCTCCGCCTCGGGGCCGTCGTCGGTCTCCGGCTCTTCCTCGGGCTCCTCGTCGGGCACCTCGGTGTCCGGCTCGTCCGTCTCGGCGCCGCCGGCTATGACGTGGATGGGCCGGCCGTCGACGCGGTAGCCGAGGATGGCGCCCGGGGGCAGGCTGATCGCCGCAGCCTCGGCGGTGTCGAGCTCAAGGTCGTTCATGTGGTGCTCCCATCTCGGGGGTTGCGGGTTGCCCATCACGGGCCGGTCGGTACGGTTCGGTCCTGGAAACGCCCGGCGGCCACGGCGAGGCGGGCGCGTTCCTCCACGCTCTTCGGCAGGCCAGCGCCGACGCGCAGGAGCTCGCGGGCAGCCCGTATGCGGGCCGCGCCGGATTCGGTGGGCAGGGACCAGCCGCGGGCGATCGAGCGGCGTGCCTCACGGCGCAGCGCCTCCGGCATCGAGATGACGCCCGGCTGCGCCCACGACTCGTCCCACGCCGTCACGCGGCAGCGGCAGTTCGGATGCAGAGGCGGCGCGTCGAGGGCTTCGCCGCGGCCACGTTGGTTGGGATCCCACGACAGTCCGGCCGGGAACTTGGCGTCGGCGGCCACGACGAGTCCGGCGTAGGCGGCGCAGTTGACGCAGGCGTCCCGTTCGGCGATCCACACCTTCTTGGCGCCGGTGTAGTCGATGGCGGCCTGGGTGGCTTCGTTGACGGCCTCGCCGACGACGGTGGTGATGTGGGTGCGGACAGCTGTGGTGGCGCTGCGTGCGACGCCGATACCGGCCTGGGCGTCGCTCCAGCGGCGGACACGGTTCGGGCGGAGCATGGCGAGGGCCCGGTCGCGGCGGTCGGCCACCGCGTCACTGATGGCGGACACGCGTTCACGCAGACGCCGGGACGGGCGCGTCGACACGGGCCTCCGGTTTCGGCCGGTGGCTTCGTCAAGGAACGCGGCGTGCTGGCTGGCGCCGAGCCGAACGGCTTCGAGGAGTGCGTCGCTGAGGGCCTGCTCGGCGCGGGGTGCGAGCGGGTGGAGGAGGCGGCGGATCGCTGCCCGGATCGCGCCGAGGATGCGGCGGAGCGCGCTGGGGCTGGATGCCTCCGCCTGGACGTCACCGAATGCGGCGACCCAGGCGGTGATGGACCGCTGGGCGAGCACGTCGAAGCGGGCGTCGAGGCGGCCCAAGGCCCGTGCGGCGATGCGGTCCTCGAGGGCGCGCACTTCGTCGGTCTGCTCGCCCTGGATGAGGCGGGCGAGCTCCTCTCCGCGGTCGGGGCGGCGGGCCATCATTCTTTGGCCTGCGCTTCGGCGAGGAGCTCCACGTCGGACAGTGCCCTGTTGAGGAGTTGCTGGGCCTGCTCGCTGGTGACCACACCCAGGGCGGTGGCGGCGCCCAGCTTCTGAGCGGAGTCGGCGAGGCTGGCGAGGATGGCGGTGCGGCGCTGCAGCTCGGCGTCGTCCACGCCGGCAAGCCAGGCGTCGACCTGCTCGGCCCGGTATCCGGCCTCCATGAGGGCCTGCCTGCGCGGCACCCCGGCGTCGATCTTCGCTTTGACGGTCTGCCAGCCCTGCGTGTCCGTCACGCTCTTGGCGGGCACCCAGTCGACGTTGACGACCGGGTCGACGATGCCGAAGCGCCGCAGGGCGAAGACGAACGCTTCATGGAGGCTGGCGCCGTAGGAGGTCTGCCGGTTCTCCACCTTGCTGATGAACGGGCCGTCCTCCTCGCGATACGACTCACCTGAACGCTGGTTGGACTGTGGGTCGAACATGCGCAGCGGCGTGTCCGTGATCTGCGCCATCGCCCGGATGTTGAAAGTGATCGGGTCGAGGAACACGTCCGGCTTGGCCGCGTCGAACTGGCCGACACCCTTGAAGCCCCTCAAGAGCCACAGCTCGCCGGGGCCGGCCTTGAGGCTGCTGTCGTCGCCGGAGTCGGTGGGGCCAGCACCCGCATCGTCGGCGGGGAAGTCATCGAAATCCCCGGGCTCGAGGTCGCTGGTGTCGGTGGTGGCGTTCTCGGTGAGCGCGTACCGCTGGGGGGCGCCCTGATAGTCGACCGTCCCCATGTGGGTCGCCTGCAGTTTGGTAATGGCGTTCTGCGGGCCGTAGGCGCCGTAGTGCTCAGGCACGCCGTAGGGGCGGTCGGTACGGAAGTGGAACACGGGCTGCTCACCCCAGTCGTGTTCCTGCAGCCACGACTCGGGGTCGCCGTCCTCAGCGGGCCAGTGCATCCAGTCGCCGGGCTTGGTGCCTTCGGAGTTCTTGGCGGTGGTCCAGCGTTCGATGCGGTCGTCGTACAGCAGCTCGGCTCGCAGATAGAGGCCGTCGCACCAGCGCTTGATCGTGTACGCCTTACGGCGCGGATTGTCCTCGCTGTAGATCACGCGCACGGTCTGCGGGCTGTTGTAGAACATGTCGACGCGCACGACCGTGCCGTCTTCGTCTTCGACGGGCAGCACAAACAGGTAGGCGTCGCCGTACTCGCCTGCCCGGCGCATGAGGTCTGGCATCTCCAGGTTGAGCTGGTTGTCTTGCCAGATCTTCGAGATGAGCTTGTTGACGGCGTCGTCGGGGCTGGTGACCGATGCGATCTTGAGTCGGTTGGTGACGGCGTTGACGGGGGTCTTGGCGAAGTTGAGGTCGAAGTCGATATCTCGTGCGGCGAGGGCGCGGCGGATGCGGGTCGAGCTGAAAACTTCGGGCACCTTGCCGTCGTAGTACATCGCGGCCCGGTCGTAGTCGGGGCGGGCGGCCTTCAGCTCTTCGATGCCGTACATGAGGTCGTCGAGCGACTCGTCATCCAATGCGGCCCTCCCTCGTCAAGGCAAGCATACGCAGTCACCTTCGAATCAAAGGTAACTTGCCTTTGTGGCCTTGGGAACTTGCCTCTTGGCGGGCTTCAGGAAGCGGAGCACTGGGTTGCCGACGGCGTCGACGAGGTCGTCGTTGAGTCCATTCGGGAACGAGCACATCTGCTCCTCCAGGGCGGGGAGCGGCTCAGCGTGCACCACCCGCGAAGGAAGCAGCTGGTACAGGTTCAGGAGCCGGCCGGCGCGAACCTCCTTGGGCTCGGAGTTGGAGACCGTGACCACCCGCACGGGCATGTGGTGGAACACTTCGTGCCACAGGTCGCCGCCCTGGTTGTCCTCCACGAGAATCGCGCCGATGTCCGGGAACGAATCGAGGATCTGCAACGCGCGCTCCCGCAGTGCCGCGCCTTTCAGTTTGACCGCTTCGGCGTGCTGGACCAGGCATCGCGCTGGCATGGCGGGGACGCCATCCCTCTCGGGGCGCCCAGGTGCGTAGCCGACTACGGCGAGTCCAGTGAAGTCGGACTTCTTCTTCGTCTTGACTGCCCCGTCGACAGACAGATACTTGCGCGCCGTCGGGAAGTGCCCGTAGGTGAAGTCGTCCTCGGTCCAGTAGTCGGAGTCCGTACTGGACGGCTGGTTCAGGAAGTTCAGCTTGAAGCTTCTCGTCGCACGGACCTGCGTCATGTAGCTCATGGGCCACTTGGCGGGCCAGATGGATCGCTCACCCGCATCGGTCTGGATGATCGGCTCGTAGTAGTGGACGCGGAATTTCTCTTCCGTGATCCAAGTAGCGGGCGCTTCCGTGGTCGTGACGCTCTTCACGCACTGATGGATCAAACCTCCCGCCATCGTCGTCGTCCCGACCACTACGCAGCGCGCGAACTCCGACAACGGCAAGATCACGTTTTGGAGGGTCGACAACCGCTTCCGGGCCTGATGGACCGAATAGTTGGCCTCTCCGCTCTCAATATCGTCGGCGATCAGCACGTCAGGGCGCTGGCGACCAACCTTGAGCCCAAGGTTCCCTGAGTCGATCCCCCTCGCCGCAAAGGTGAACCCCGACGCCATCTGGATCTGCGACTGCCGGTCGGCGACGACCGAGCCCCGGGGGCGCGTGGCCGGCGTCGTGAGATCGGGGAAGTCTTCGCGCAGCAGCCGGTTGCCATCCAGCTCCGCCTTGAAGGTGGCCAGGTGCGTCTCCGCCTGCGATGCGCTATCCGAGAAGGCCGCCACGAACTTCGCGAAGCCGTGAGCTGCCGCCCACATCGGAATGATAAGGAACCACCATGTGCTCTTTGCGCTCTCCCGAGGGCTGATGAACACGTCGCGGGCGCTCCGCGGTTCGGTGACGGGGCGCACCCATTGACGCGCCTCACGAGCCCAATCCAAGTGGCAGTCGGCGAGGGTGATCTGCTCGCCGGTCTGCTTGCCCTTCATGTGATGCGGCAAGTAAAGAACGCCGAAGAGCATGGGCGACAGGCGCGTAAGCTCCCGTCGCCCCTCGGAGGTCGCAAGCAGTCGTTCATCGATGGTGGCCAGCCACCCCTGAAGGTCGAACGTGGCCGAGTTCGCCCGGGGATCGTATGGATCGGCAATCCGGAGCGCCCCGGCCTCCGTTGCTGCGATCACTTCAGTCGGTGCGCTCACTCCGCCGAATCACCCTTGAGCGCCGCCTCTTCGGCTGCGTTCTTCGCTTTCGCTTCGCGGATCAGTTCGGCGAGCTCGATGTCCTGCTGCGTGGTTTCTGTGACGGTGGCGTCGACCTTGACGGGCATGTCGAGGCCGAGGAGGCGGCGAATGGATTCGCTGGTTCTGCGGCGGGATTCTTCGATGCGGTTGAGCCGGTCGACGGCCTGGAGGACGAACGTGTCGTCTTCTACGGGTTCTTCTTCGCCGCTGTCGGGGTTGATCGTCTTGATGACGCGCCCGTTGTTGACGGTGATGTGCTTGCGCGCCATGACTCGCTGCACGGATTCCTCCATGTTGTGGAGGCGTTCCAGGGTGGCTTCGAGGCGGGCGAGTTCGAGGGTGCGGTATTCGTCGACTTTGGGGTCGACGCGGCGGCCGGTCTCTTCGCGGATGAGGTCGCGGACGGTGGATGCGGGGACGCGGACTCCGCCGGTGGGGCCGTCGGGGTGCTGGGTCATCGAGTCGATGGTGTAGTTGGAGAGGCCCTGCGCTTTGAGGTCGAAGATGATCTCGGCTAGTTGGGCGCGTTCGGCGGGGTTGCGCCGGTTGTACGGGACGGGACCACCAGCCATACCTCACCCTCCCCAGCGTCATCGAATCTTTACCGCCACACCTTCTCCACCTTCGAATCGTAGGACATTGGCGCCTATTAGTCGCCCACTCCCCTACCGAACCCCCCGCCACGGGCGCACCATGGAAGGACGGAAGGGAGCAGACCCGTGGCCAAGTCCCCCAAGATGACCGCCAAGAAGCGCAAGAGCCTCCCCAAGTCGTCGTTCGGCGTGCCCTCCAAGCGGAAGTACCCCCTCGACACGAAGGGGCGAGCCCGCAACGCCCTCGCGCGAGTGAGTCAGTTCGGATCTTCCAGCGAGAAGGCGCAGGTACGGAAAGCCGTCAAGCGCCGGTACCCGTCGATCGCCACCAAGAAGAAGGGCCGCTGATGGTCTCCGACCGAGGAGGACGCTGGGGCTTCGTCTACCGCTCACGCCAATCGGCATACAAGGCGCTGCGGCGGAAGGGTGCGAGCAAGGAGAAGGCGGCCCGCATCAGCAATGGCGGGCGCTTCTTCGGGCAGCGGTCCCGCATGGCACGCAAAGGCTGGCGAACCCGCCGGGCACGCGACAGGTGAGATGCTGAACGGCATGGACAGCCCAGCTCCTGGAACGACCCGCTACCTGTGTCCGCTCGAATGCGGCTGGCGCCACGACGTCCCACCGCCAAGCGTTGGCCGGATCGCAGCGCTGGGTGTCACCGCCGACCCCTCCGCCCGGGACATTCACAAAGCCATCAGATCCGTCGCGCACCGGGCCACCTTCGCCGAGGCTCAGCGGACGGAGACAGCACTGCGCGAGCACCTCGACACGCATACCACCGAGCAGTTCGCGCGCGTCATCCACGACCTGCGGGTTGAACTCGCCGCGCTGAAGCAGCCGACCAGGTAGCGGCAGCCCCGCCCCGGAAAGATCCGGCGCAGGGCCGCTGCGTGTCGCGCATCAGTTCTTGCCGACCTGCCACTCCACCGGCTCGTCCAAATCCGCTGGCGAATACAGAACCCGCCCAGCCCGAGCAGAGCCCTCCGGCACCTCGAACAGGATGTGCCCCCGCACGCAATCCCCACCCCGCACCTTCGCCTCTAGCGGATATACCGGCTGCGGTAGTCCGCCCCCACTTACGTGCATCGGCTCCATCCGCGCGCCATCCGCGTAGGCCAGAGACCATGCGAACGGGCCCACCTCAAGCGGACCCGCCCCCTTGTTGCAGAACTTCACCTCGACGGTCGCGAACTGCTGCCCCTCCTCCAGGATTCCCGACGGTGTGGGGACGTCCTCGTCCTTGTACGAGAGCGCTGCTGCCGAGAAGCTATCGCCGCCCGCGTTGATGTCGACGGTGTCACCGAGCTTGTACGTTTCGCGACTAGGCGACGGCGTGGGGCTCGGCGATGGGCTGGCCGACTTGCTCTCGGAGGCCTTCGCGATGGAGGGCTCCCGTTCGTCGGTCGAGGAGCAGCCGACGGTGCCGGCGAGGAATAGGCAGGCGGCGAGCGCGGTGGTGGTGCGGCGGTACATGGTTCCCCCTGGGTGGTTGTGCGTGGGGTGCATCATGCGGGCACACCCTCAGGGCGTGAAGGTGATGTGCTCATTCCGTGACCCGAAGTTGCTCATTTCGACCCGCGCGCTTGACGTTCCGCGCCACACTGCCGACATGGATGACGTGGTGTACATGGTGCGCGGCGCCACGAGGGCGGTGTGCCAGCGGGAGTTGGATCGCCTCTGCCAACTGCTGAATGCTCAGCCGACACTGCCGCCGACTGACGGCACCGGGCGAGGGTGGATCGCGCGTGCCGTGCCAACGATGAAGGCCCCGACCAATGATGGTCGGGGCCCTCGCGTATCTCGATGATCACGTCCTGACGGTCTCGACCACTTCGATCGGGACGCTCCACCCGTAGTGCTCCATCGCCGCTTCGAGCGCGGCCTGCGACCCGCTCTCCCCCCACGCCGCGGCGATATCGGCCCGGGCGAAGTGCAGCCGCAGCGTGCCGTCGTGGACGGTGGGGGTGGCGTGGGCGAGGAGCATACCCGCCGCCTGACGACGCAGCGACGTCGCGGCCAGGATCTGCGGCCACCATGCGGGTTCGGTCATCGGTCCTCCTACTGCTGGTTGTTGGTCTTGGCCCACACGCCGCGGGTGCTGCTGTGGGTGTGGCGCTGGTCCTGGTAGACGGTGCCGGTGTAGTGCTGGTGGATCTCGGCGGGGGCGGCCTGGCCGGCTCGGCGCAGGAGCCGGGCGATGGCGAGGGCGAGCACGGCGAGCCCACCGAAGAACGTGCCGATGGCGGCCGGATCGGCGACGTCGGACGCGACCATCACGAGCGCGACGCCACCGCAAACGAGGAACGACGTCCCCCCGAAGGCGATGATGCGGACGGTGTCGTCGACGGCCTTTCCGGACATGGCCGGGCGGCCGGGCTGCTCGACGGGCGGGGTGGTGCCGATGAGGGCCTGCGGGCTGGTGCCTTGCTGCTTGGCCTTCTCGATCGCGTTGTCGACCGCTGCGGAGATGACGGAGTCGCTGAGCAGGTTGGGAGCCTGCCCGGCCGCGGGGGCGGTGGGCGTCGGCTCGGGCAGGACGGTCATGGCGGTTGGTTCCTCTCAGTGGAGTTCGATGTGGGTGGCGGTCCACTTGCGCTTCTTACGGAGGCCGTCGTTGCGGACCCATTCGGCGACGAGGCGGCGCGCCTCGGCGTCTGAGCTGGCGCGGACGGTGCCGGCGGATTCGCCGTCGTGGTGCTTGCCGTCGCTGACGGCCGCGGTCCAGCGGTAGTTGCGGGTCACGACGGGTCCTCCACGCAGTGGCCGAGGATCCGCATCGCCGTCTCCTGCTGGTAGTCGCCGGAGTGGGCGGCCAGGTCGTAGGCGGCGTGGTGGCTGCCGCCGTTGAGCTCGGCGGCAGCGGCGGCCACTTCGGCTTCGGTGGGCCTGTAGCCGGTGGGTTCGGGGGCGCGACGAAACAGGGGCATCGAGTCTCCTAGTCGATTTCGCCGGTGCCGAGGCACACGGAGCAGCGGACGGTCGTGGTGTCGTGCAGGCGGGTTTCGATCTCGACGCGGCCGTCGGTGCAGAACGGGCACGCGTTGATCGGCTCGGGCGTGTAGGCGGGGTCGGCCTCGTAGCCGCCGGCCTGCGCGATCCAGGCGGCTTCCAGCGCACCGGCTTTCGCGGCGGCGACGCTGTTGCGGGCGGCGCGCTTGATCGGGCGGGTGACGGCGCGCTTGGCCTTGTTCTTCTGCTTGCGGAGGGCGGGCTTGAGGAGGCGGCCCCAGTAGACGCGGGTCCACGCCTGCTTGAGGTCGTCGAGGGTGACGTCGGGGCGGAGCACGCCGGCGAGCAGCGCCCCGCCGATGACGATCTCGAAGGTGTCGTCGTCTTCGGCGCGTTCGCGGCCGGTGGACGCCGCCTTGATCGCCTTGAGGTCGCCGACGGTGATCAGGGGGTCTTCCCAGCTGTGGCCGCTGGCGCAGTTGCCCCACGCGGGGAAGAAGTCGAAGATCCCCCGTCCGTCGAGACTGAAGGTCGGACTAGCGCAGTCGGGGCAGGTCTTGGGCTGTCCGTCGACCGTCATCTCGATGATCTTCAGCTCGATGCTCATATCGGGATCTCCTTCGCTTTTTGACCGGTACGGGAACCGTGATGGCCCGTGATGGTGCAGGTCAGGACCGTGACGGCTTCCGTGATGGACTGGTACGGCGTCACGGTCACGGGCCTGGAATCACGGTCAGTACCGGTTGGCGTCACGGTCCTGACCTGCGGTGTCACAGTGGCGTTGCGGTCGTTCAGGCGGCCTGAGCGAGGCTCTCGCCGGTAATCTGCTTGATCGTGTCGAGGCGGTAGCCACGCGTTCCACCGGTCACCTGGACGGTCGACACGGCGACGTCGAGGCTGAGCCAGTCGACGGCCCGCTTCAGCTCGGCAGAGAGCTGCCTGGCCCCGGCCAGAGCGTCGAGCTCCCACGCCTCAGGAGCGTGCTGGGCGAGGTAGTCGAGGATCTGACTCGTGGGCAGGAAGTCCGGGTCGTCGGCCGCAGCGAACGCCCCCCGCACCATCATCACGATCTTCGGCAGGTCGGAGCGGAGCCGGTCGGCTTCGGTGGCGCCGAAGTGGTCCAGGCCCGCGGCGGCCAGCGATTCGGCGTCGACCGTCGGCCGCCCGGCCGCTGCCCGCTCACGTGCACGCCGCATGCCGTCCTGCTCGTCCAGGAACAGGAACTTGTGCTTCAGCGGCTCCCTCGATCCGCAGCCACGGATGTACGCCTGGGAGGCGTCCCGCAGGTCGTCGCCCACGGCGTTGCCCTCGGCCGGGTCGAGCCGGTCGGGACGCCAGCCCTCACCGCCGGCACCGGCACCGAAGACCTGCACGATGTCCTGGTGACGGCACGGTCCGACGATCTTCAGGGCGATCGAGTCGGCGATGGCCTTACCGATCGCGTCCTTCGTAGCCTCCTGCGTAGCCAGCACTAGTTGCACGCGGGACTTGCGGCCCACCTGCAGGATCTTCACCGCGAGTTCCTTGGCCCGGTCGGACAGCTGCGGGTACTCGTCGATGAACAGCACGATCGCCGGCCGCTCCGGAGACGGCTCCCAGTTGGCCTTCATACCGAGCTTGGAGAACAGCGCCGGCCGAGCCTTGGCGATCCGCAGCGCCTGGTCGAGGATCGCCTCGATCTGCCCCATGTTGTCGTCGCCGATCGCCCGCACCCCGAGCGCCTCTGCCAGCGGGTCGAGGCCGTTGCCGCCCGGGTCGAGGTCGCCGACCAGGACATCGGAGCAGGCGGTCAGCGCGTCCGCCATCGTCCGCAGCATCACGGACTTACCGCCACCGGAGGAGGCGACGACGATGGCATGCACGCCGAGCAGGGACGCCTCGAACGTCTTGCCGTCCATACGGTGAGCGAGGACCTGCTTGTCCCGCATGCGGCGGCTGTTGGGCTTGCGCTCCGGCGCGCCGGGCATCTTCGCGAACGGATCCGACTCGACCAGGCGCAGGACGACCCGGCCGCGGGACTCGCGCACCGGCTGCGGCAGCAGCCCGTTCTCCGGCAGGTCCAGCGGGGTCTCCAGGTCGGCAGCCTTGGTGACGATGTCAGCGGGCTTGCCCTTGAGCAGGTGGACGGTGACCTCCCAGCCCCACTCGTAGCGGCGGTGGGCCTCCACCTCCTTCACCTGGATGCCCTCCGAGGCCAGAGCGCGGCGCACGCACTCGGCGGCCTCGGTGCGGTTGCGGGCATCAGCGATCGGGAACGGGTCGCCGTCCTGCTGCAGGATCTCGACCTTGCCCGGGTCGACGCCACGCGGCCTGCCCTTCCACATGCCGGCCGTCACAGCGGCCATCGCGTAGAGGACGGTCACCCACAGGCCGCCTTCGAACGCGCCGTAGGTGGCGGCACCCGCGATGGGGGCGGCGACCGCACTGCGGGTGATCAGGTAGCGGCGGCGGCGGTCCCTCAGTTGCTGGGTGCGCCGCTGCACGACCGCCTCAGCGCCGGCTTCCTTGCCCATGTCGCCGTTGGCGGCCTTCACCTGCGCGCGGGCGGTGCGGATCATCTGCGGGTAGTCGCCGACCATCTTGTCGTGCTCGATGCGGGCGATGTGCCACCAGCCGCGCGCCGACCATCCGATCCACACGACCGTCGGGTGGTAGCCGACCGTGCGGACGGTGCGGCGGGCGATGGCCGCCTTGGAGTGCACCCACGCGGGCAGCTGCCGCTGCGGGGTCGCGGGCCGCTTGTCGACGACCGTCTCGACCGGGCCGACGGCGGCCGACTGGACGGGGACCGCCGTCTGCTTCTGCGTAGTGGTGGGGGTGGCCATGATGCTCCTCAGTGGTGGTGGCCGTTGGCGGCAGGAATCCGGCGGGGAGAGCCGCCGCGCTCGAGCGCGGCTTCGGTCTTGGCGATGGGGTGGAACGGCACCGCGTCGCCCTTGGTGCGACGGTGCGGCGGAGGCGCCTTACGGCCACCCTTCTGAGCCGCCTTCTGAGGCTTCTCGGAGGAGGGGGGTAGATCGGACGCGACCTGCGAAGATCCAGGCCCGGAAATGAGCACCGAGGGGGCCGGGTGGAGCACCTGAAGGAGACGCCCGCGAGTGCTTATCGGAGCCCCGTTCGCTTCGTCCATCGCGGCGGCGAGATCCTGCCGCGAGGCGAGCAACTGGGCGTGCATCGCAGGGGTCATGCCGGGGATGGACGTGCCGTAGAAGATCTCCCACGCGGCGACGAAAGCGTCCTCGAGTTCGAGGGTCCCGAAGGGCGCGGCGGACACCAGACGCTTCGCGAGCTTGACGACTTGCTCGTGGTCCTTGCGCCGGTCCTTCTCGTGCTTGGCGCGGGCCTTCTCCTGCGCACGCCGCTTCTTCTCGCCGGCGTCGACCGTGAGGGTGGACACCCACTGGCGGACTTCGAAGAACAGCGGCCCGAGGAGGGTGACCGCGGCGAGGCCGTAGCCGACTGCCGGATCGATGTGCGCGCCGTAGCTGTAGTTGATCGACGCGGCGTATCCGGCGGCGGTGAGGCACAGTCCGCGCAGCAGCCACCGAACCCAGGCGGGCAGCTGTCGCTCGTCGGCGTAAGCGACACCGGCCGCCATTACCCAGGCCGCTCCTTCGAGTGCGAACGGCAGC